GGTGTCTTCCCAAAAATGGTAGCAACCAATTCAGTCATAAACCGAATACTCGACTGCCCCGCTATGGAAATAGTGAATGCTATCGCAATCAAGGACGAGAGCAAATTTGACGCCCTCGACCTACCATCACAGGATATTCAGATAGAATACCGAATCACAACGCCCTTCATGGTGAAGGCATACGATGACGAGGACGAGAAGAAAGATGTCGTCATTCGAGGACCTGTCTATGTTGGCAACGAGGATATGCTCGACCGCCATAACGAACTCGTGGACTATGAGGCTCTCGACGCCGCATGGGACAAGTATTCGAAGAACCCTGTAATCCTATACAACCACTCGAAGACCTACGGGGTCATCGGGCGCATGACGAACTTCGCCATGGAGGACTACGAGGATTACGGAATGGTCCCGGTCGGCACGGCTGAGATTGACTCGGGCGAGAAGGACATCGTTCGCAAGATTCGCAAAGGAATGCTCAAGGCATTCTCGATTGGATTCGTCGCAAAGGCGGCGGTCAAGGTATGCGAGGACAAGGATGAGGACTGCTACATCAAATTCACAGAGATAGATTGGGTCGAGACTTCGGTCGTCGATGTCCCGGCATCTCCGGGCGCACTATTCGGTGTCGAGAAGAAATTCTCATTCCTCGATTCTTCGAAGGTGAAGTCCTGTGATGGTGGCGAAGGTTGCACTTGCGAATCCAAGAAATCTCAAACTTGCGATTGCCCGGAAGGTGAGTGCAAGGACCCCGAGAACTGTATCGGTGTCGATAGGTCCACAGAAGACACGACTTCCAGCGGAAAAAACTCGAACGAAAAAGAGCAAGTGGGAACTGACATTTTCACAACCGAGGAAGAGGCGCTGGCCCGTGCAGAGGAATTAGGTTGCTCGGGCACGCATAGTATGGTGAATGATGAAGGTCAAACCCTGTATATGCCTTGCAGTAGCCACGACGACTACGAATCCTCCACGGGAGATGAACCTCAAGAGAATTCAGCCTCAACAGATTCGGTTAAGAACCCCCTCGCTCACAGCGATGAATCACCGGAGGAACAGAAGATGTCCGAAGAAGTCACAGAAATTGTCGAAGAAGAGGTAGTCGAAGAGGCTGTCCCAACAGAGGAAGCCCCTGTCGAACTATCAGAATCAACAGAAGAAGTAGTGACCAAATCCGACGATGAGGCCGAAGACCTCGAGGAAGAGGTTGCTGACGAAGAGCCAGCAGACGAAGAGGAAGCAGTCGAAGAGGCTGTTGAGGAAGAGGCAGAAGTCGATGATGAAGTCCACGAGGACTCATTCGACGCATCTCCGGTCGCAGTTCTGATGGAAGTCGTGACCGTTCTAAAGGACCTTGACGCACGGGTAGCAGGTATGGAAGCCTCCGACTCCCGTGTTGAGGAACTAACAGCAGAGGTTGAATCCTTGAAGGCAATAGTAGCCGAGAGAGATGAGACCATATCCACTCTAACTACTGAGAAGCAGGTCGCTGAGGAAGAAGCGGCTCTTGAGGCAGAGGTCTCAAAGAGAGTCGCAGAGCGATTGGCATCTATCGGTGTGGACGAAGAGCCCGCACCAGCACAGAGGAAGTCTGTATCAACAGCAGACCCCAACCCACTACCGGTTGAGAAGACCGGTGTGACACGATTCGACCCAACCCCAAATGTGAGCCCCGGCATGAATGGACTCGCTCGCTGGCTGGAGGCCAACATCAGCGGGAACAGGTCGTGAAAAAATAAAAAAATGGAAAGTGAGAAAAATGACTGACGAAACAATTGAGTTTAACGATGTCGTCGAGCGAGTAAAAGCGGCCCTTGCGGGTGCGGCCTCATCGACCGGCGCAACGATGCTACCAACCGAGACCGCCGATGAAATCATCGAGATTGTATATGAGAGGAACTTCATGCGAAGTCTCTTCCCAGCCATGCCTATGAGCAGAAGAATCGTAAAGGTTCCAAAACTCTCCGGTTCAATCTCGTTCCACCAGCAAACTCTGTCCATGACAGAAGCCGGAACCGCCTCCGACGAGAGCAGAGCCACTACCGCTGAGATTTCCCTTGAACTAAAGACCATGATTGCCAATGTGCCAATCGGAAACTATCTGATTGCATACGGTGTCGAGGGTCTTCTAACTGTTCTTAGAGATGACATAGCCAGCAGGCTTGCCTTCAACGAAGAGAATCTGTTCATCAACGGTGACACAGAGACCGGTTCCTCCTACGCTGACAACATCAACGGCGCATACAACGCATCCACCAACCCAACCGGTGTCGATGCTAACGACAACGACTACCTACTACTGTTCGACGGACTACGAAAGTCCGCCGCAAAGTCGGTGTCCGTGTCCGGAACCTTCGCTCTAAGCCACCTACGCTCCGCAATCAACGAACTCGGTGTGTATGCTGACAACAGAGACGACCTTGCTCTAATCGTTCCAAGGAACCTTGAGGTTCAATTACTCGGAATGACCGAACTACAGACCGTGGACAAATACGGCGCTGGTGCAACCATTCTCTCCGGAGAACTTGGACGCATATACGGTATCAGAGTATTCGCAACCGGAACAATCGCAACCAACCTTGATTGGGACGGCGACTACGACAGCACAGGTCAGACCACGAAGACGGTCGCCCTGCTCGTCCACACTCGCTCCCCTCTAATCGGCAACCCAACCGTTGCTGACAGAAGGTTCTCCATCGGATTCCACGATGAGCCACAGAAGGACAGGTTCTTGCTAATACCAAAGCAAGATGTCGCCTTCGGTGTTAGATACACCGACGCTGTGTGCAAATTGACCGGAATCAACACGATTTGAGACGGTTAGCATTAGTGCTTAGACTGACACAACACCCATGAGCGTCAGCCCTACCCGGGCTGGGCTCTGTGGTGATGGGTCGCATCGGTGATAAACCGGCGAAGCGGAGTTCACTCTCATGCCTTCCTCCGGATTCTCGATGGGGCCTCTCATCATTGGTGAAGAGAGTCAAACAGCGCTCGACTATTGCACGCTCGCAGATGTTGAAGCATACGCAGGCGTGGACTTCTCGGCAGGCATTGGCCCAACAGATTCACAGATTGCCACTTTGATTAGCAACGCCAGCAGGTTCATTGACGCATATCTCGGCGCTCAACAGGCTGGGACTGTCACAGTCGAGGAATGGTTCGATACAACATTCTTCGGCCAGCACATTGTATGTGGTATTCGACCCGTCCAATCCATATCTTCGATTCAAGAGGTCAAGGGAGACCTCGTCGAGACTGCGCTGGTCCAAAGCCGAAGCCGAGATGATGGCGACTATTGGCTGGGCGACTCCGACGCTGGCATCATCAGATTCAACATGAAGTTCGGCGAGACCCTCAACAACCGATTGAAGGTGACATACATCGCCGGGAATACCGAACCTCCGGCGATGGTCAAATTGGCTACTATCCTCATGGTCGTTCGCAACGCTTCTCGAGCGGCGCTCAATGATGAGAACTGCCTTGACCGAATCAAGGATATGTGGATGAACCTACAGTCCTCGGTTCAGTCAGAATTGGATTTCATCTTGCGTGAATTGGCTAAGGAGAAGTTAGTCGGCGTCGCAACATTCGGGAACAGCGGGGCATACTGATGGCAATCACAGACGCAGGTGTCCCGAGTTTTTCACCGCACTATGCAATCAAGCAATTGATTCTCAACAACCTCGTCTCGCCCGACCCGTCTCTGTGGACTGTCGCTGTGAATAATGATTGGTTCGAATACAAATTGGCGAAGACATATCAAATCGCAATCTATCCTGTCTATTCAGAGACCAACCAATTTTCTCTCACCGGTGGTGGAGATTCAACGAGTCCGAAAATTTCCACAGCATACTACACCGTGTCGGCTATCCATCCCGATAGGGAGTCCGCACACTCACTATTCCGAAATCTGACTACTCTCTTTAATAACGAGACGCTCACTTCACCCCAAAATATCAACGGATATGCCGGGTTGGCCGGAACGGATTATCATTGGGTCCGAATAACCAAGGCTTCGGTCGGTCAGATGGTGGATTTGACGGCTCCGGAGTGTGGACCGGGTGGTTCGAGCGACGATAAGTGCGAAGGCTATCGCTACGACATCACCGTCGCTATCAGATGGAATGAGTAGGTGTAGGTCGGGGGGTGGGAAGCCCCCCGTTTTCCCGGAGACGCTCGAGCCGCTCCGGTAGTAGCAACCACGCCCCAAGGCTTCCCGTGAGCCTCCGGATTTACTCCTACATTCTAAGCGGGGGGACTGCTACTTATCAATGTTTCTATTTTCTCAATGAATCGAAACCTTAATAAAGAGACCATCACTCCCATTGACTACCGGAGTGTGACTCCGGTGGGGGCTTGACCCCCGGGGACGGTCTCTTTCAATAGAGAGTTATGCAACACGGTCCGTCGATTAGTAGGCTGGGAGGCCGAAAGTGTCGGGTAGCCGTGGGGTTGGCGAAAAGACACTTTAGCCTCCGGGCTATAGTGCGGGTAAGACCTGCGCCGTAATCTGCCTAATCCATTCTCGATAGTCACTCAGTATGCTCATCCAGCATCACGACACTCCCTCACTTGGCAAGCAGTCCTGTGTAAGTATCTGACCACTTTGTCCGCAAATGTCAGAGCCGTCCCCCCAATTTTCATCCATACGGTTAAAAGCCTCAGAGATAGCCATCGAACACAATGGCACTTGCTGATTTGAAGAAAGCAGAGTTAGTCGCTCTTTGCGAAGAGAATGGCTTAGATACAAGCGGAACGAAGGCGGACTTAGTCGCTCGCCTCGAGGAAGCCGGAGTCGGCGACGACGCCACCCCCGATGAGGGAGCGGCAGAAATCATCGCTCCGACTTTGGAACTTGACGAAGCGCCTGTTGAGGTGTCGATGGATGGATTCGACATGGACGCTGGCGAGACCGAAGAGTTCCTCAAGGGACTGTATCTTCATGTTCTCGGTAGGGAGATTGACGCTGGTGGGCTTGCTCACTATACTCGTGTCCTTGACTTCTATGGAACTCAGACGAGAGCAGATGTTTTGAACGACCTGCTTGAATCGGCTGAATACAAGAAGAACCAAGGATAAGGGTTCTCACCCTCTCTGTGAAAAGCCCCCACGATACAGGTTGAGCCATGGCGCTCGACACCTTTTGCGGTATCGTTCTGTTTTTCATAATCGTTGGAGTCTATGTCGATTTGCTGACTCGAACTGACGGAACTAAGCCTCCCAGCCTACTGCGCCTACTATCCGGAAAGAAATGACCACTTCACTCATAAACCTCCTTCGACGCTCTCGAGGACAATGGCAGTTCACGCACACACCGGTGTCACCGGAAAAATTACTGTGTCCGGTTCTCTCGTTGGTTTTGTCAGCGGTGATTTCACAGCGGCAAGAGCCACAGGAAAATATGTGACGCTCGGTAGCAACCTCCCAACAGCGAACACCCGTGGGCTACAATCAGTCAGCGGTTCCTTGACAAAGGCATGGGGGATAGATGACTCGGAATTGTGGACATGGTTTTACAATGATACTGAGTTAGTAATCGAATTCGACTCTGAGAACGGTGGGTCAAACACCTACACCGTCTCCGGGTGTGTATTGACAGACCTCGCAATCGAGGGTCTTGAGGCCGGAGCAGAGGGCGCATTGTTGGTCAATGCTACCTTCGAGGGCTTGACCATCGACCGAGACTGATTCTAAGGTGAGATAAATGAGTTCATGGATAGATTCTGCGCTGGACAAGGCTTCGAACCCCATTAAGGTGAATGTAGCCCACATCGGTCTTGATGTGGACGAGATAGAAGTCCTACCACTCTCCGCTTCCGAATTTCAGAAATTGAAATCCGACCCGGTCGTATCGAAGATAACAAACCTGTCCGACAGACAGGA